AGCCTCTGGCACAATTTTTTCTATTGTAATTGAAAGAAGACCGTTTTGAAGCGTGGCATTATTTACCACCAAATCGTCTGCAAGTGCAAACGTTCTCTTAAATGATCTTTGAGAAATTCCTTGGTGTACAATTTTTTTATCATCGTCATCTTTACCTTCTTTCTTAATAGATTTTATTGTTAAAGTATTATCCCCATACTTAACATCTATATCTTTCTTGCCAAAGCCTGCGACAGCTAAGTCAATAACATAGATGAAATCATCTACTTTTCTAATGTTGTATGGTGGGTAATTGGGGATAGCTGTATCTATTTCTAGAAGTCTATCCATTATAGTATCGAAACCAACCGTAAACGGTTTATATGGTTCCCAGTCTAATAGTGTCTTCATCATAAGTTAACCTTTCTTAAGCGTTAATGTTTTGATCCCATTTTGGCGATCAACTAAATTATATCATAGTTAGTCTTTGTTTTCAAGTAATTCGTAAAAATAATTATCATCATCTCCAGCCGTCCATTTACTTTCTGTTTCTACATTGTATTCAATCGTAGATACTTTAAAGTCTGGTTTTTCTAATTTAGATGGAGATAAAGACTTATCGTAAAATAAAACTCTGTTATTTGGTTGTGCTGCAAAATGTTTATTATCTAATAATAAAATATTAAATGATTTATGTTCTTCAGGTATTTCTGCATAACCTGTATTCAAGACATTTTTATCGGGGTGATAATTATCTATTGTAAATAAATATTCTCCTGAATACCATTTTTTAGATGGTGCTAAATATTTAGCTTTGCATCCAGAGATAGATGCTTTTTCAATTACAGTTAAACCGTAATCAAATGCATCCCATAATTCCAATTCTTCTAATTCAAGATTGAGAACAGTAGGCTCACTGACAAAAGCGCTGATAGGCAGCTTATCGTATAAAGCACCGTATGTCGGCAAATACGTTTCAAAGTAGAGCGCTCTACCCTGGATAGATTTACAGCTAACCCAAACACCTTCTACAAATTCTCCGTGACCTTTTTCGTGATCATATAAATATTGTTTTTTAACATATACTTTTGTTGGTGGTAAGTTTGCTACCAATAAAGACATTAAGCTTTGCCAGCATTCGCATTTCTTTTAAATGATCTGTTATCAGATTTATCTTTTACTATTAAATTGCTTTTAGAATTGTTCATAGGATTACCATCTTTATGATCTACATCTTTTCCTTTGACACCTTTTATCCCATTAGCTTTATTGCGTGAGGAGCGTTTCTTTATCTGCTCAGGCGTGCTATGATAATTATCATATTCTTTACGGTAGTTACGCATTACTTTTCTTATTGTTTGCAGCAAACTTACGAGCTGCTTCTACGGAGCCAAAACCCCATTTCTTCAGGGCCAGTGCCTTACGTGTTGGGCGACCCTTATCATCTTTCATTGGGCCTTTCATGCCTGCAAATCTAGCTGCAAAAGAAACTCGCCTTGGATTTGTACCTTTAGGTACAGGAGCTTTTAAGTTAGCACCTTCTTTGTTTTTAAAATACTTTCTGCCTTCTGCAGTTAAACCACCAGTTTCACTCTTGTGTTCTTTTCTCATGTTCTATACTGTTTTACTTTCTTTGCAACGGACTTCGGCTGTTTCACATGCTGTTTGCCCTTTTCTGTTCCTTTTCGCTTTGCTCTTGTCGTGGCCGCATACTCCGCAGACGTCAGGCTTTCTATAGCTTTCTTGGGGAGATATCGTTCTCCAGTAACGCTTGAGTTCTCGCCAGATTTTGTTGTCCATTTTTGTTTACCCCACGACTTGAGACTTTTTTGACTTTCAGCTAGTGCCATTACCAAATAGCGACTATAATAATAACAACTACAACTACTGCTAAACCAATTTTGTGATCTGACCAATAATGTTTTAATTTATCTTTTATGTTATGTATCATGATGTATATCCTCCTCCAGCTTTCTTATATGCCTTAGCCATTGTTTGTGCTTTGCGTGCACTCCATTGACCTGCAGCGGTTCCATGAGATGCTTGAGCTTTAATACGATTAAAGATCTTTTTTCTCATTGTCGGCTTAGTATAATTACCAGCCTTATTTACTGTACTTTTTGACTTATTTACTGTCATTTTTAATTTTGTTTTGTAACATTTGTAATAATACCTTCTACATTAGATGTTAATTTTTCTGCTGAGTCCATTGCCATTTGTGTTTCTTTTAATTTACGATCTTCATCTTTATTTTCATCATCAATCATAATTTTAGATTCTTGTAAATCCATTTTATCTTGATGCATTTTCATATCGTCCATTAATTTTTTAGCACGCAATGATAAATCTTGTCTTTGAATGTCTAATTGTTCTTCTGATTTATCTTTCTTTTCACCATTCATAATTTTAGTTTTTTCTTCATCTAATTGTAAAACTTTATCTGAAGCATCTGCTGCCATCAATGCAATTTGATTTTCCATTTCAGGTGGTAATTGTTGACCTGACATAATCATTTGTTGCATTTGCGGGTCTTGTATCATCTGAGCCATTTGTTGTTGGTACTTCATAGCTAAATGATCTTGCATATGAGAGATCAGAAGTTGTTGAACTGGTGGACTTTCAAATGAAGGGTTCTGCATAAATGTACCATGTGTAATAATGTGAGCATCATGATTTTGTTCTGGTTTTGCTTGAAGAGGTGCCCCCTTAAGCGCTGCCATGTTTTCAGATATAGGATCTGCACTAATAGGTTGTTGTTGTTGTTTTAAATAACGTTGTGGTTCATTAATTCCCATCGCAGAAAATAATTCCATACCAATCTGTTCCATGTTATAAGCTGCAGGATTTTGTTGTGCTATTGACATAATAGCATTAATCTTTGCAATCCTATGTGCCTCAGTTGGCATATTAGGATCTGATACAGGAATAACATCAATTGATTTTAAATTAAAATCTTTTTTAAATATTTGCTGTGCACCACCTGCGACTTCATATGGATATAAATCGGGAAGATACTCATAATCTAGACGTGTAAGTATTCGCAGGTCTTTTGTTTGTGCGGCATGTAACCGCTTGTGCACAGCGTTGAACAGCTTTGAAGACTGTTCAAGTAGAGCCATAGTCGTTCCGACTGGCCCATAGTTTGTTGCATTCTCTAATACGTTATCAGTAGAGTCTGCAAATTGGGATGCAAGTTTAGCAGCATAATCCATTAAATTAAATAATGTAGATGATGGTTCTTTAAATGGAAGTATCTGTAATGATTTTCCTAAGTCACCTGCTGGAGCATTTACCTCTCTAAATTCACCTGGTGCGATTGGCTCGTCAGGGGCAAGTACACGAAGACCGTGTGCCTTGAAACCCCCTGGCAAGTTTGCAAAGGTACCCGCATCAATTAATTGACGCATGGAGGAAGTAGCTGTTTTAGTTAATCCACCGATGAGATGAATATAACCATATCCGTAAAATCCTAATCCTGGAATCATTGTGTAATGTGTAAAATACATTTTCTTTTTACGCATTGCATCTTCTTCATTATAGTTTCTTCTAATAGCTAAAATGTCACCATCTTCTGTTAAATGAACTATGTATGGTAATTGTATTCCATCAGAATCTTCAAAACCTGGTAAATCTATATTGACATGCATTTCTAATATGCTGACATAATCATCATTAGAACTTGGCTTGCTAGAACCAACTGTTTCATCTGACACTTCATCAGCTGAAGATTGTTCTATGTTATAATCAGCATCTATTTCTACATCTCTAAATACTCCTGCTAATTGCATTTTCTTTATTTCATTTTTAGATATAATATATTTGTGCGTATAACGTTCTGCAGTTTCTAAATCAGATGCATAATAATCTACATAAAAATCTTGTGCTTTAATAAATTCTGTAACAGGTCTTTGTAACGATGGATTAAAATAAGTTTTCTTAAATGATGTTCCATATAAAGCTACATGAAATAACATCTTATCTAACTCAGGCCCATACTCAGGCATTTGAGTTTGTGTTTGCCAATTTAAAAATTGACGCACACGATTTGATTGATCTAATTTTTCTTGAGTTTGTGTGCCCATAATTACTGTACGTA